CCGCATCGGTGCAGCCGATGACTTGGAACTGCACTACCGCTTTCTTGAGCGCGTTGTGGACAAAATCGGCATGACCCGCATGAGTCAGCCTTTCGTGATCCATGCTCCCACCCACAACGGCGTGGAGGTGTACCCCAACAAGACAGGGGTGAGCGGTTGGGTTCCGCTTATTGAGAGCGGTATTCAGATCCACTCTATTGAACCAACCCACTTCATCACGCTTGATGTGTACTCCTGCAACAAGTTTGACAAGCAGATCATTCTTGACTACGCACGGGAGTGCTTTGGATTCCAACAGCACGAAGAGCGGTACTTTGAGCGCGGTGTGGGATACGGGAATATCAGATGATTATCATAAAGGATATCAGCAAGTGAAAATATCTTCAATTTATTCGTTCAATGGTGGTGTAGAGTTTATGAACGAACATCATAGTTGTGAGTTAAAACAAATTCAGACAGTTATAGAAAAGATAAATGCTCGTAAGTTTAAAACGAAGGTTAGCAAAGAGAAGACGATCAAAGGAAAACTTCTGTATAGTCAGGCGAAATTGAATTCGGAGTTTAAAAGACTCTTCGGAACACAAGATATTGGTGGTGGGTGGGAAAGAAAAAGAATAGGCTGTGATTATGTTCCTCTTCAGTACAAGGACGGGTTTGTGCCCCAAACCAGATGTTTGAAAGGTTTCAGAGAAATTGATTTTGTAAAATCAAAAGTTGGAGTGGAAGTTCAGTTTGGTAAATATTCATTCATGGTCTATGACATTCTAGGAAAGATTCCAATTTTTAAGAAACTAGGATTGATAGACTGTGGTGTAGAAATAGTTCCAACAAAAAGATTTGCGGAATCTATGTGTACTGGTGTATCATGTTACGAACAATTAGTGTGGGATTTGAACATGATAGGAAACACATCCCCTTCTGTTCCAGTTGTCGTTATAGGAATATCAGATAAGTAGAATTAAGTGGAATAATAGTATATGAACACACACCGCATCATTCTTGGCGATTGTATTACGGGCATGAAGACGCTGCCTGACGGCTGCGTTCAGACTTGCATTACATCCCCACCGTACTTTGGCTTGCGTGACTATGGAACAGGATCGTGGGAAGGAGGCGACATAGAATGCGATCATATTGATACTACTGCAATGGCAGAAAGGCTTCGGCAAAAGAAGTCTATGATTGCTGTTGGTGAACGAATGGATGGCAGTACAAGAACTCGTATTCACGATGAGCAGATTGGACAGGGAATTCAATATAACCATTCTTGCAAAAAGTGTGGCGCAAAACGAGTAGATTCTCAAATTGGTCAGGAGGACACCGTGGACGGCTATGTGCAGAAGATGACCGAAGTGTTCCGCGAGGTGCGCCGCATCCTGCGTGATGACGGTACGCTGTGGCTGAATCTTGGTGACTCGTACATGGCTGCAAAGAATGTTGCACCGCCTCCACAGACCATCGGAGGTCAGCGTGGAATGCCATCGGATTTTGTACCAGGCAATCGCAAGGATCAGAAGGGGCTGAAGACCAAGGACTTGATCGGTATTCCTTGGCGCGTAGCCTTTGCACTGCAAGCAGACGGATGGTATCTGCGACAGGACATTATTTGGAGCAAGCCCAATCCCATGCCTGAAAGCGTGGAAGACCGCTGCACGAAGTCGCATGAGTACATCTTCCTGCTGTCTAAGAAGCCGAAGTACTACTACGATCACGAAGCGATCAAGGAACCACTGGCAGAAAGTTCCGTTTCACGACTACAACAGAACATCCAATCACAAACTGGTTCTACCCGAGCAAACGGTGGAGCAAAGACCAACGGCAACATGAAGGCTGTTGGTAATTTGAGTAGTGGACTAAAAAACAAGCGGTCTGTCTGGACGGTAAACTCAAAAGGCTACAAGGGCGCACACTTTGCGGTGTACCCCGAGAACCTGATTGAGCCGTGTGTGCTGGCAGGATGTCCTGTGGGAGGAACGGTGTTTGATCCGTTCACGGGCAGCGGCACCACTGCTGTTGTGGCACTGAAGAACGGACGAAACTATATCGGGACTGAATTGAATTCTGAATATGTGAAGATTGCGGAAGAGCGGATTAAAGAATCCGTTCCACAAACCCTAGAGGAGATTTTAAATGAGCAAGTTTAAGCCTATTGGAAAATGGATTTGGGTGCAATCGCACCTTGGCGGTCAGAAGGAAACCGAAGCAGGCATCATCTACAATGAAGTAGTGAAAACACAGTACATTTGGGCTACGGTTGTCGGAATTGGTGATAAGATAACGGAAGACATCAAGGTTGGAGACAAGGTTCTGTGGGATCGCACCAAGAACCAAGGTCAGGGACATGATGGCAGGGACATGGTTCATCAGGACTGGATTGCACTCGTTGAGCGTTAAGGAGCATCGTGGACTTCTACACTTCCGTTGACATTCGTGGCAAGAACATCCTGTACCGTGGATGGAAGAACGGGCAGCGTCAGCACCTCCGTGTGCCGTTCTGCCCTACCCTCTACATCCCGTCCAAGGACGCAGGAGAGTTCACCACCATCAACGGCAAGCCCGTGCAGCCCATTCAGTTTGACGGCATCGGGGAAGCCCGCGAGTTCATTGACCGTTTCAAGGATGTCTCCAACTACGACATCTACGGAAACACCAACTTTGTGTATCAGTACCTTTACAAGGAGTTTCCCAATGAAGTCGATTACGACTTCAGCAGCCTCCGCATAGCCAACTTGGACATTGAGACATCGTGTGACGGCGGTTTTCCCACGCCATCCTCTCCCACGGAGCGGGTCATTGCAATCACGATCTCAATGAGTGACAAGACCTATGTGCTAGGCTTGGGAGACTTTCATATTGACGGCGAGGGAGTTTCCTGCATTCCTTATGATGACGAGCAAGAACTGCTTGCAGGGTTCATTGAACTGTGGAGGTTCCTTGATCCCGACATCGTGACAGGGTGGAACATCCGCTTCTTTGATATTCCGTACCTTGTGGCGCGGATGAACTACCTTGAAGAAGGATGGGGGAACTCCCTCTCGCCGTGGGGCAAACTACGCGAGACTGTGGTGAATCGCATGGGACGCGACCAGACCGCGTATGTGATCAGCGGCGTTGCCACGCTTGACTACTTTGAACTGTATCAGACTTTCACCTATGTGAAGCAGGAGTCATACTCCCTCAATCACATTTCCAAGGTGGAGTTGGGCGAAGAGAAACTGTCGTATGCGGAATACGAAACCATTCAGGAGTTCTACACACAGAACTTTCAGCGGTTCATGGAGTATAACTTCCAAGATGTGCGGCTTGTTGATCGCCTTGAATCCAAACTAAAACTCATGGAACTGGCGGTGGCGTTGGCGTATTCGGCGCGGGTGAACTTTGAGGATGTGTTCTCTCAAGTCCGCACATGGGATGCCATCATCCACCACCACCTGATGAGCAAGGGCATGGTGATTCCGCAGAAGACCGATCAGAAGAAGGATGATCAGTACGCGGGTGCGTATGTGATGAATCCCATCGTGGGCAAGCACGATTGGGTGGTGAGTTTTGACTTGAACTCGCTGTATCCGCACCTCATCATGCAGTACAACATCTCTCCCGAGACAAAAGACACCAATCCCGTGTGGCGGCGCGGAGCCATCTCTCCCGAGTCCATGTTGGCACGGAATCGCGGGGAAGCGGTGAAGGATTTCATTGATCCTGCGGAATATCTGAACTCCGCGAAGGCAGACGGCGTGAGCGTGGCGGCGAACGGCGTTGCGTTCGTGCGCGACCGCCAAGGCTTCCTGCCCGAACTCATGGAGAAGATGTACGCAGAACGCAAGCACTACAAGAGCCTGATGATCGCAGCACAGAAGCGGTTGGTGGACTTGGACAAGAACGCTCCCGCCGAAGAGCGGCGCAAGATTGAGTACGAGATTTCCAAGTACCACAACTTCCAGTTGGTGCGGAAGATTCAGTTGAACTCCGCATACGGCGCAATCGGCAATCAGTACTTCAGATTCTTTGATGTGGCACTTGCGGAAGCCATCACGCTTTCGGGGCAGTTGAACATTCAGTGGATCGGTGACGCGCTGAACAAGTTCCTGAACCGCATCCTGAAGACGGAGGGCGAGGTGTATGTGATCTACATGGACACGGACTCCGTATACTTGAGACTTGGCAAGGTGGTGGATTCGTCTTTCAAGGGCGAACGCGACACGCAACGGGTGGTGGACTTCCTGAACGGATTCTGTGAGCGGGTGATACAGCCACAGATTGAGCGGGAGTTCGCCACCCTTGCGGACTGCATGAACGCCTACTCCAACAAGATGGTGATGGGACGCGAAGTCATTGCGGAGAGCGGCGTGTGGACTGCGAAGAAGCGGTATATGCTGTCGGTGTGGGATGCCGAAGGCGTTCGCTACAAGACCCCGAAGTTCAAGATCATGGGCATTGAGACTGCGCGTTCGTCCACTCCTGCGTATGTTCGCAAGGCACTGAAGACTGCCATTGAGATGGTGCTGATGCGTGACGAAGCCACGCTTCAGGAGTTTGTCCGCAAGACGGAGCGCGAGTTCAAGTCCCTGCCTGTTGAGGAAGTCGCCTCTCCCCGTGGCGTGAACGGCATGGACGAGTACTCGTCACCGCTCACGATCTACAAGAAGGGAACGCCCATCGCGGTGAAGGCGGCTCTGCTCCACAACGCTCTTGTCAAAAAGATGGGCTTGAGCAAGAAGTACCGCACCATCGGTGAAGGCGAGAAGATGAAGTTCATCTACCTGAAGACTCCCAATCCCATCCACGAAGGCGTGATCGGTTTCCCCGTCACCATGCCGAAGGAGTTCGGTCTTCAGAAATACATTGACTACGACACTCAATTCAAAAAGACTTTCCTTGAGCCTCTACGCGCCATCACCGATGCGATGGGGTGGAGTCCCGAGGAAAGAAATAGTCTTGAGTCACTGTTTGCTTGATTCGTTCACTACATACAGTATCTAACCCCTAACAAAAGGATTCGTAATGGCTACAAAGATCGTGAAGGTTCAGACTGGCGAAGAACTCATTGCTTCCGTCACCGAGAATTTTGAAGGCGATACCGTTGTGTCGTATACCCTCAAGAATCCGTGCATGGTTGTTCCCATGCCCACAAAGGGCGGCGGTGCAAATATTGCTGTCGTGCCGTGGATGGCTTCCGTGAAGGAGCAGAAGATGACGGTTCCTGCGTCCTATGTGATGTTCACCGCCGAGCCTGCAACCGATCTTGCAAACGAGTTCAACGGTGCGTTCAACGGGCTTGTGGTTCCCACCGCTGCTTCCGCAGGACTCAAACTCACCACCTGATGAGTACCCTAAATCTTGAATACTTGAAAGGTCTTCTCTCAAAAAGAAAAGACCTGCTGCGGCGTGAAACACAGCAGATGATCGTTGACAAACTTACGCCGTTGGATACAATACGGGCTAACGAGTCCGAGATGATGCTCATTGACGCACAGATGAAAGAATTGGAGAAAGCATGAAACTAAAGGACATTCTGAAGGCAGCAGGAAACAAGTACGCCACCGTAGCCTCTGACGGCTTGGAGGGCAGCGATGTAAAGGGATTCATCTCCACGGGATCGTATGCGTTCAACGCACTGTTGAGCGGTTCCATCCACGGAGGAATGCCTGACAACAAGATCATTGCCCTTGCGGGTGAGCAAGCCACAGGCAAGACCTACTTTGCCCTGAATGTGGTGCGTGAGTTCCTGAACTCCGATCCCAACGCGATGGTCATGTACTTTGATACGGAGCAAGCCATTACCACCGATCTGCTGAAGTCCCGTGGCATTGACACCGACCGCGTGGCTGTGCTGCCCGTGGCTACCATTGAGGAGTTCCGCCACCAGTGCGTTCTGTCGGTGGACAAGTACCTTGAAGCAGACAAGGACTCCCGCCCCCGCATGATGATCGTGCTTGACTCGCTTGGAATGTTGTCCACCGAGAAGGAGATGAACGACACCGCAGAGGGCAAGAATACCCGCGACATGACTCGCGCACAGGTGGCAAAGGCAGCGTTCCGCGTCCTGACCATCAAGTTGGGTCATGCACGGATTCCCCTGCTGATGACGAACCACACCTACGATGTGGTGGGCGCGTATGTTCCCATGAAGGAGATGGGTGGCGGCAGCGGTCTGAAGTATGCCGCTTCCACCATCATCTACCTGTCCAAGAAGAAGGACAAGGTGGACAACGAGGTGGTGGGCAACATCATCCACTGCAAGGCACACAAGAGCCGACTCACCAAGCAGGACAAAATGGTGGATGTGCAGTTGAATTTTGAAACTGGACTAAACAAGTATTACGGACTGCTTGACATTGCGCTGAAGCACGGTATCTTTACGAAGGTGTCCACGAAGATTCAGTTGCCCAACGGCAAGACCGTGTTTGAATCGCAGATCAACAAGAACCCCGAGAAGTACTACAACGAAGACATCCTGCGGGCTATTGACATTGCCTGCAAGAAGGAGTTCTGCTACGGCAAGAGCGAAGCACAGCAGGCAATGGATCGTCTGGCTGAACTTGATGAGGAACTTGGACTAAATGAGTCAAACTGAAAAAACGATCCTGTCGGGACTGCTGAACGATCCCGAGTTCTGCAAGAAGACCATTCCATTCTTGCAGGAGGAGTATTTCCTTGATCGCGTGGATCGGGCTGTGTTCCGATCCATCAAGGATTTCGTGAATCAGTACAAGGGCATTCCCACAAAGGATGCCCTGCTTATTGCACTTGAAGACAACAAGGGATTGACGGAGGACGAGTTCTCCAAGTGCAAGAGCCTCGTAGGAGACATGGGGAAGTCCGCCAAGCAGGACACGCAGTGGTTGAGCGACACCACCGAGAAGTTCTGCAAGGACAAAGCCATCTATAATGCCATTCTTGAATCCATTCAGATCATAGACGGCAAGGACAAGGCACGGACTCCCCATGCTCTCCCCGAGATTCTTTCAAAGGCTCTCGCGGTTTCTTTTGACACGAATGTGGGACACGATTTCCTTGAGGACTACGAGTCTCGCCATGAGTTCTACCACAGGGTGGAGCGAAAGGTTCCGTTTGACTTGGAGATGTTCAATGCCATCACGAAGGGCGGTATCTCTCCGAAGACCCTGAACATCATCATGGCAGGAACAGGCGTGGGCAAGTCGCTATTCATGTGCCATCATGCGGCTGCGTGTCTCATGCAGAACCGAAATGTGCTGTACATCACGCTTGAAATGGCTGAAGAGCGCATTGCGGAACGCATTGACGCAAACATCATGGACATCACGATGGATGAACTTCAGGACTTGCCGCTTGAGATGTACGAGAAGCGACTGAAGGGTGCGACTCGTGGCGTGAGCGGCAAACTCATCGTGAAGGAATACCCCACCTCCTTTGCGAATGTGAATCACTTCCGCATCCTGTTGGACGAGTTGCGACTGAAGAAGCAGTTTGTTCCCGACATCATTTTCGTGGACTACATCAACATCTGCTCGTCTGCACGGTTCAAGCACGGCAACAACATCAACTCGTATGGCTACATCAAGGCTATCGCAGAGGAGTTGCGTGGTCTGGCGATGGAGCGGGATGTTCCCATCGTGAGTGCCACACAGGTGAACCGCGCAGGGTTCTCGTCCACCGATGTTGACCTGACCGATACTTCAGAATCATTCGGCTTGCCCCACACGGCAGACCTGATGATTGCCCTCATCACCACCGATGAGTTGGAGAAGGCAGGACAGATCATGGTGAAGCAGTTGAAGAACCGCTACAACGGCAAGGCTGCAAACAAGAAGTTCATCGTGGGCTTGAACTATGCGAAGATGAAGTTCTACGATATTGACAGCAGCGTTTCGGAAGACCTGATGGATGCAAACATCCAAAAGGGCGAAGGTGACGGATACGGATCAGGATACGGTGCCAAGGACTTCACGGCGAAGTTCGGCAAGAAGCGTGATACGAGTGATTGGAATATTTGATGTCCACCTACATTGACAAGAAGTACATCAACATGGTGTCTCCCCAACTTGAGCGATTCAAATGGAAGACCCAAGCACTTGCAAATTGTCGCTGCCCCGTGTGCGGAGACTCGCAGCGCAACAAGAGCAAGGCGCGTGGTTTCTTCTTCCCCAAGAAGAACGACTATTTCTACAAGTGTCACAACTGTGGAGTGGGGCATTCCGTATACCGATTTTTGGAAATCGTGGCTCCTGCTCTGGCACAGGAATACGCGCTTGAACGGTGGCGAAACGGGGAGAACGGCAAGAGCAACTATGTGAAGCCTGTGGAGGCGGCTGTAGCCCTTCCAAAGGCACAGATACGGCTTCCTCCCGTGTCCACCCTGCCTGAAACGCACCCTGCACGACAATATTTGGAATCGCGCAAGGTTCGTTTCAGGCAGG